TCCGCGACCGCCGTGGCGTCCGCGGTGGCGCTGTTGCGGAACGCACGCGAGGCGGCGGTTGACCGCGTGAACCCCTGTTCATAGGACGACCCGATCGTCTCGGCGGCGGCGGTGGCCGTGTCGGCGGTGGCCGTGAGGCCCTGCTGGATCGCGTCCTGCGCTTGCGCGTCCTTCAGCGCGCCGGCCAGGAACGCGTCGTTGGCCTGCTGTTGTTTCAACGTCGCCACGATCTGGTCGTTGATCGCCTGCGTCGTCAGCTTGGTGATCTCCAGGCGCCGCTTGGCGGCGTCCTGCTCGAAGTCGGCGGCGCCCTTGAGCGCCGCGCTGTAGTCGTCGAGCGCGATCTTGACCGCCCCCACCTGTTGCGCCGTCAGCTCGTACGCCGTCGCTAGATTCGCCTGCGAGACGCCCGCCGAGAGATAGAATTTAATCGCCTCGGCGACGGTGCCGTCGACGGTGTCGAGTGTGGTCTGCCAGCTGACCATGGCGCCGCTGAGAGCTGCGGTGGCATTCAGCCACTCGGTCAGCCCCTTCGCGCTGTCGCCGATGACTTCCTTCTGCGCCGCGAAGGCATCGGTCACGGTCGGCACGGTGATCGCGAGGTCCTTCGCGCTGGTGCCCACGGCCTCGAGCCCCCGCGTGGCGGGGCCAGTGACGGCCGGTAGCTCGGTCGTCTTGAGCCCGAATGCCTCGAGCGCCGCGGTCCCTTCGCGGAACGCCGCCGCCGCTAGGTTGGCCGGGCTGATCACCGTTCTCACCGCGTCGGGCAGGTTGTTGTAGGCCTGGCGCAACGACTCCAGCCCGCTCACGAAACCCGCCAGCATCGGAATCAACTCGGCGCCGATCGCGATCCCGAGCGCCTTGGCATGTTCCTCGAGGGCGGCGACCTGGAACCCAAACGCCTCGGCGTTCTTGGCCTGCTCCTCGGTAAACGGGGTGATGTCGGCCGTGAGGCGCAGCCCCTCGTCGAGATCGTTGAGCGCGTGCGCGACGTCCCGATAGCCTTTGCCGAGCACCTCAGTGCCCGCCGCCGCGCGCGCCGACGGATCCGTGATCCCTTGCAGGGCCGCCGTGACGAGTTCGAGGTAGCGATCCGGGCCGGCGGCTTTGAGCTCGTCCGTCGAGAGCCCCATCGCGGCCATGCCTTTTTGAAAGGTCGGCGTGTTCTCGCCCATGCGCTGTTCGAGTTTGAACACCACATCGGTGAGCTGGCCCAGGTCCGCGCCGATGACGTGCGAGGCATTCGACAGGCGCGACAGCGCCGGTACGCTCATGCCGGTCTTGTCGGCCAGGTCGTCGAACTTGGCGATCACCTCGGCCGAGTGCGACCCGAGCTCGAACAGCGCGGTGCCGAGCGCCACGACGCCGCCGGTCAGGCCGACGGCGGCCACGCCGAGCGTGCCCAGCGACCCGGCGAACTGCGTCGCGACCGTGGTCGCGGTGCCCATCGGGTCGCTGATCGTGTCCTTGATGTTGACGCCCTCGCCGATCTTCGACAGCTTCGCCGCGGCGGTGTCGGCGCCGCTCTCCATGCCCTTGACGGCGGTCGTGGCCTTGGCCGCCTCGTTGGTAAAGGCGCTGAAGTCGGCGAGCAGCGTGCCGGTCAGGGCCATCAGTCGGCCTCGGGACGGTTCAGGTGATCGACCAGCACGTCATAGACGGCACGCGGCAGCGCGTCGACCCACTCATACCGCCACCCGCCCATCGCGCGGCAGATGTTCATGGTGCTACGGACACGAGTTCTGAAGACTTCGTCTTTTTTTTTGTGTCGACCGCCGCCTGTTCGGCGGCCTCGTGTTTGTCGAGCGCGGCGGTGATCTCGCGCACCGTGCCCTTGTCGAGCGCGCCGATCGTCGCGCGGCGCTCCTCCTCCGGCAGGTCGAGGTCGTACGGGAGCGGCTGCCCGTTGAGGCCCACCAGCGACCAGCTCACGAGATACGCGATCGCCTTCGCAAACGGTTTGCGGTCGACGAGCGCGGTGAGGAGCTCGAGGTACTGCCCGGCGTTGAGTTCTTTGTTCACGTCGAGGTAATCGCCGTCCGATAGCGATAACCGCACGACCTCGGGCGCGACCACACGACAGCGACTCATGCTATTTCACCAGGGACTGCGGCGGCCCGAGCGTCGCGGTGAGCGACGCCTCGGTCCGCGTCAGGGTTGTGATCGGCCAGCACCACTCGCCCTTCGCATGTTTCGCGACAAAGACCAGCGGCGGGTTCGTCTGCGCCATCTTGAACGCGTCGGCGAGCACGACCGTCGCGACCAGCCGCCATTGGGTGCGCGCCTTGTTCGTCGGCGTCACCGAGTAGCCATTGATGGCGGCGGCCGTGTAGTGCCCCCACTTGATCGCCCCGACCACGCCCGACAGCACGCCCAGCCTCCGGCGTTACGCCGCGCTCGGGAAGACCCACGGGCCGTTCGCCACGAACGAGCCGCCGATCGTGATCGCGCCGTTGCTGTCGACGCTGATCTTGGCGTCGAGCAAGCCCTTGCCCGAGAACATCACCGTCGGCGTCGACAGGTCGGGGATCATCTCGAGCCACGGCGCGACGTTGCCGCTGACCACGTCGAAGATCACCAGGCCGTCGGCCGGGTCGTAGCAGCCGGCGTAGGTCCCCTTGACGTCTGGGAGACCCGACACATAGACCTGGTTGGTGTCTTGGAAACACGTCACCTTGACCTTGTCGGTGGCCATGTCCAGATCCCATTTGTTGAGCGAGGCGACGAGCACGGCGGTCGCGCCGCCGACGCCCGTCGGGTCCATCTTGATGGCGCCGTTTTTTCCGTGGAGGCGATCGGGTGCGGCCATAGCGTTCCTCGTGAGTTACAGGGTTGCCGTCGTCGAGCTGGGCGCGACCATCACGTGCAGATGGCCGCCGCAGCGGTTCCAGCGAATGGACGGGTCGATGTCGTCGACTTCGACCGTCTCGAGTTCTTCCTCGAATTGCGAGAGCATCGCGCCGTAGCCGGGAATCACCAGGTCGGCGTCGGTCAGCAGCGTCGTGATGCGCGCGAACGCGGCTTCGACATCGGCGCCGCTGGTCATCAGCGCGCGCGCCTCGACCAGGTAGACCGCGTCTTTGTAGGCCGGCCCGCCGAACATCGGCACCTCGGCCGACGACACGAGCTGCAGGATGACGAACCGCGTCGAGCCGGAGGGCGCCTCGGCGAACCACGCGCCGTCGGGCATCAGCACGCGCAACGGGGCGTCCTGCTGGAGGATCTGCAGCAACGCGATCGTGACGGTGGCGACGTTAAGCAACGCCGGTCACCGTGAGGCCGAAGTGTTCCTCGAGGAGCGGGACCAGCGCGGTATAGAGCGCGCGCCGGGTCCGCATCATCGTCGAGGAGAACAGCGGATTGGCGGGCATCGACCCGCGGTTGGCGCCGATCGCGTTATGGCGCGCCTGCGAGCCGCGTTCGAACAGCCACGCGTGCGGCGCCTTGTTGACCACGGTCGTCTGCGTGCGCGTCGCCTCGGTTTTCACGACGATGGCGAGCCCCTTCCGCAAGTTCCCCGTGCGCGCCGGGTACCCGGTGTAGATCGTGTCCTTGGCGACGCGCGCCGCGAGTTCCACGATCGGCGCGGCCATCTCAGTCAGATCGGGCGCCAGCGTTCCGAACTGCTCGATCAGTTCCTGCACCCCATCCCACTTGAACCACACCGCCGCCCCGCCAGGCCCGCTCACTCGACCACCTCCGCGCACACGAGGTTGAGCTGCACGTGGCGCTCCTCGTAATCGAAAATCCCGAGCACCGACAGGCTGCGCCCGTCGTAGAGAAACCGCGTTTTCGTCGTCAGGCCCTGGCGGTAGGGCACCGTGACGATATGCGTCGCCATCGACAGCACCGTGCCGGCGGTAATCTGCTCGAGCGAGGCCTGCGACGCCGGCGTGATGCGCGCGAACTCGGCCGGCGGCAGATCGATCCACGACTCGACCCAGCCGGTCCCATCGGGCACCGGCGGGCCGGGTTTCTGAAACAGCCCTTGGTGCAGCCGTCGGCCGCTCGTGATGTACGCGGTGGTCGGGCTCATGCGACCACCGGATCGTGATAGGCGCGGAGGAGTTCGCGGATCATCACGCTGAGGTCGCCCTCCCCGCTCGGCCGCGGCACGCCCTCGAGATCATCGCCGCGGAACCGATAGAGCTCGCCGGCCTGCAGGAGAATGCCGGCGACGACGACCGGCGGCACGGTGTCCACCGTCCACGCGGCGGCGGCCGTGCGCCAGAATTCGCTCCGGCCGATGTAGTCGAGGATCGCGGCTTCGGCCTGGTCGACGAGATCCTGCAGATCCTCGTCGTCGGCGGTCGAGGTGATCCGCAGGCGGCGCTTCACTTGGTCCAGCGTGACAAAGATCGCCACGGCTACGCCTTGCCGTCCTTCCCGTAGTCGCGCCCGCGTTTGACCATTAGCGTCCACGCCTTGGCGCCGTCGCCGGGCCGGGTCGTGGTCGCCTCGTTGCAATGCCAGGCCGAGCCGCCCGCCGTTACGATCTGGCCGACGTTGTAGACCTGGCCGTCGGCGAACACGCCGCAATATTCGAGACCGGGGGCGCCGTCTTTGCCCGGCGGGCCTGGCGCGCCGTCCGGGCCGGGCGGCCCCGGCAGCAGCGGCCGCGTCTCGAGCGCCACGAGCCGGTCACGCATCACCCCGACCTCGGTCGTGGCCGTGACGAGGCCGGCGAGTTGCGTGTCGACGACCTGCACGCGCGTCGTGACCTCGGCGAGCGCGGCCTGGACGACGTCGCGCACGACGGGCGCGATCCCCTCGACCAGGGCGGCGAGCTCCTCGGCGGTCATGCGGCTAGCGCCTTGGTGAGCAGCTGGCGCACCTGGGCGGCCACCTGGTCGGGCGGCAGCTGGCCGGCCGTGTCGGCCGGCGCGGCCGCCGGCGCCGGCGCCGGCTTGCTAAACGGATCGTTCTGGTCGCGCTGCGCCAGCGCCTTGAGCGAGAACATTTGCTGCTGCATGTACGGCGTGTCGCCGCCGGTGACCGGCCCCATGCCGAGCCACTTCCAGCGCGCTTCATTGGGCGACACGGCGCCGGCGCCAATGGCATCCGCCGCGGCCTTCGTCTTGGTGGCCGTATCCATCCAGACCAGATCGTCGATGTCGAACGAGGTCCCGTACTGCGTGCCGTTGATCGGATCGGCCAGACCGAGGCCTTCGTCGAGCAGCTGCTCGAAATTCGTCAGCAGCGACTGCAGGCATTGCGAGTAATACAACTGCAGGAGCGGTTCGACGCCGGTCGCAAAGTGCGGCGCCGCGCCCAGGCCGATCATGAACGCCGGCACGTGGAAACAACTACAGACGGTCTCGCCGGTCCACTTCAACTGGTCGATCAGTTGCGCGTCGACCGCATTGACGATCATCGCTTCGTACTTGAGGCCGTCGCCGAGCACGGCGACCTTGCCGACGTTGGCGCCGGTGAAGTTCTGATCCCAGTAGTCCTTTAACCGTTTGGCCGTCTCGTCGTTGATGGCGCCGGGCGCGGTCAGCACGCCGCCAGGGTTGCTGCCGTTGGCGAAAAACTGCGACGAGTTGTTCTGAATGGCCAGGCCCTGCATCGCCGCCAGGCCGCACGCGTAGATCGGCGAGATGCCCACGAGCGGATGAAACAAACACACCATCGTGTCGTGGATGATTTCGCGCGCCGGCACGGTGATGCTCGTCACGCCGAGCCCGGCGAGGTCGCCGCCCAGGTTGTCGCGGCTGCACTCGTAGTAGACGCCGCCGTCGGGCGCGACCAGCGGCCGCACGCGCGACGGGTCGAGCACGTACAGCCCGACCACGACGCCGCGCTGGTCGCGCTGTTTCAGCACGTACGTGTTGCCCCAGACCAGCTTCGAGGTGATCCACTGCTCGACAAACTTGTGCGTCGTCTGGTAGCGGTTGGGTTTGCGGAGCACCGGCGAGAACGCCGGGTTGCTCGTCTCTTCCCAGGTCCCGTCGCCGGTGAGCGCCATCAACTGCAGCGCCAGCTTGCCGATGTCGGACGCGATCAGGGTGACGCAGGCGAACACCGCGAAGTAGGTCAGCGCGACATCGCGGCGGGCCTCCATGTTGACCTGCCACGCGCCGGTGAACGGTTCGCGGACCGTGATCGGCCACCAGCCGTTGCTGCGGCCGCCCACGTCCTGCAACGGCGCGGCGGCCTTCAGGGTGAGCTCGAGACGCCGCCCGAGGACGGTCGCGCCGAACGTCGCCATGCCTACCGGGCCGCCGTGAACGTGAAGGACAGCGCGTTGCTCGCCCCGCTGTCGACGCCGCGCACGACGACCGGCACGGTATCGGGGCCGACCCACACCGCCATGTCGACGCCGGTCGTGACCTCGGTGTCCGAGACCCACGTCGTCGGCTCGTCCTTGCCGGCGAACACGATCACGGCCCCGGCGGCGAACCCCGTCCCGTGCACGTGCAGCGTAAACGACGGCGCGCCGAGCGCCACCGTGGCCGGCGTCAGGCTCGCCAGCACCGGCGCGGTCCCGCCGCCGCCCTCGGTCCAGCCCTCGATCGAGACGAACCCGTTCCCGCGCAAGGTTTCCGCCAGCGCGCGATCGGTGACCGCATAGGTCTCGCCCTCGGCATGCGCGGTGCCGTACTCCGTGTGATAGACGCGCGCGGTCACGTCCACCGAGTCATCGGCCATGTGGGGATCCTTTTTTCTTCGGCGGGGGCGGCGCGGCCGGCTGGTCCTGCACGACGGCGAACCCGTCGCGCGTCAACGCCTCGACGAACGGCTCGGGCACGCGGATCACGTCGCCGACGCGCGGGTACTGGCCATCCCAGTACCCGTCGCGCTGAACTTCCATCGCGATCGTGAGGGCGTCGGGCATGGCGTTACGCGCTATAGGTCGCGACCGTGTACTGCACGCAGCCGGCGCGCGCTTTCTTCCAGTTGATGAACCGTTCGGCGCGCAGGCCGACCAGGTTGTTCTGCCAGAGCGAGGTGAACACCGTCGTCGCCAGCGCCGGATTGTCGGGCGCCGTGTCCATTTGGACCGACGCCTCCTGGCTGACGTCGATCGTGACGCCGCCATCATCCGCATAGAGGATGCAATCGGGCTGCACCAGCGCGACCGTCGTGCCCATCGCCTGACTGGGGACGACCTGAATGCCGCCCATGACGGTGCCGCCGCTCATGCTGAGATTCGGAAACAACGGCTGCCCGAGCGCGTTCAGCGAATTGGCGAGGGCGAGCGCGTTGGTCGTCGACATCAGCAGCACGGCGCCGCCGAGCGGGATGTTCGCGGCGGCCATCGCGTTCGACAGCGCGACAATGTCGGTGCGTGCATTGGCCGGCGAGGTCCCCGCCGACGTGATCGGCGTCACGCCGTTGGTCACCGAGCCCGGTGACACGCCCGCGACGGCGGCCTTGGTCGGATCGGTGAACTCGGTATCGAGAAACGCCGCGATACCGTTGATCATGTCCTGGCGGATGACCGCCTCGGCCGACGGCGTCGACGTGCGCGCGAGCTCGAGGGTGATCACGATGATCCCCGCGCATTTCGTGATCGTCAGCGAGATCGATCCGAACTGCAGTTTGCCGACCGGCTTGGGCGCGCCCTGGCCGACCCACTGATACGTCCCGCCGCCGGTCTGCGAGGCGATCGTGACGTTGAACGGGACGTGGCGGAACCCGGAGACGCGGCCGAGAATCGTCGCCGGCCGGAGCAGTTCGAGGAACTCGCTGGTGAGCGGCATCAGCGGCGCGAGCGGCCCCGCCCACGTGGCGTCGGTGGTCGTGCCGGCCGCGGTCGCCGCCTTGAGCACGAGGCCGACTTCCGGCGTGGAATCCTCCCAGCGCTTGGCGTACTCGATCGCCTCGAACCGCGAGCCCTTGGTCGCCGCCAGCGCCTGGCAGTAGCGCACGAACCCGGTGGCCTTGGGCAGCTGCGAGTGCACCGTGATGACCGGGATCCCGCTGCGCTGGTCACTGGCCGCGCCGGCGCCCGCCAGGACCGGGCTCGCCTTGGCGATCGTGGTCGTCTCGAGCGCGTGCAGGCGCACCAGGTGCGCGTCGATCGCCTTGACCTCGGCGGCGACGCCGTCGTACTCGGCGGTCTCGGTGTCGTCGAGGGTGACGCGGTCCTCGGCGGCCTTGGTCATGATGGCCGTCATGCGCGCGGCCTTGGCGGCGCGGGTGTTCTCGTAGCCGGTGATCTGTTCGCTGATGGGTTGCATGGCACTTCGGGGGCGCAACTCCCTGTCGCGGGAGGGATGACGGCCAGGCGCGGCCAGGTCGAGGGCTTTGATCGACGAAATCGTCGCGCCGGCGTTGGCCGGGATCGCCACGAGCGAGAGTTCCAGAATCTCCGACTTCAGAAAGCGAATCCCGCCGGTGTCCTTGTTGACCGCGTGCTCGATCGGGCGCATCCCGACGGAGACGCCGGCCAGCAGCCCGGCCTTGATGCTCTGCCACGCCTCCTCGACCCGGTCGCGCAGCGTGCCCGGGGCCGTGATCGTGGGCAGCGTCGCCGTGAACCGCAGGCCCGCGGCGGTCGGCCGATCGAAGGTCACCGTCCCGACGGGTTTCTGGGTGTCGTGGTACAGCAGGAGCGGGAGCGGGTTGGTGTAGGAAATGCCGAGCGGTTCGACGATGTCGCCGTGGCGATCCGCGGCGGGCGTCGACGCCATGCCGGTGATCGTGCGTTGCTCCTGGTCGACGGCCTTGACCGTCAGCACCGAGTAGGCGCGGGTGAGCAGCGGCACGCGAGACAGTGTCGCCGCTCGGCCGTTCGGTCGAATTGTTTCGTAGGAGAATTAGCGCAGGCGCAGTTTCAACAACTGCCGCACGAGCGAGGACACCGTCGTCTCGTGTTCGTGCGCCAGCCGAATCAACCGATCATGGTCGCGCTGGCGCAACCAGGTCGACACCGACGAACCGGGTTCGGCCACGGGCGGGCGGCCCGGTTTCTTCGGCGCATCGTCGGGCGGTTTGGTCATCCCACCACGAGCATCTGATACGACGGGCGGTGCTCGGCGGCCATGTAATCGCGCCGATGGATCGCGTTGACGAGCGCGCTCGCGCCGTCAATCTTTTCGGTCGAGACTTTCTTCGAGAGTTTCAGGTTGCCCATCGCATCCTGTTCCACGGCCACGTTAGAGAGGTTCCAGCGCAGCACCGGATGCCCGTCATGCCGCAACGCGCGCGAGAGGATCGCGGTCTCGAGCGATTTGGTCGGCCCCGACAACGACCCGAACGTTTGATCGATCTGGACACACGCGAACTGGTCCTCTTCGTGCAACCGTGTGACGAGGTCGATCGCATTCCATTTATCGAACGCGATTTCACGGACGTCAAATTCCGCACCCCAGGCCCGCAACGTCTGGCGCACGTAGTCATAGCCGATCGTGTTGCCCGGCGTCGCCACCACCCACCCCTCGCGCGCCCACTGGTCGTACGGCACGCGGTCGCGGCGCACGCGCTCGGGCATGTTGTCCGCCGGCACGAAGAACTGCGCCAACACGTCGAACCCCGGCCCCGTGTCGTCGGGAAACACCGCGACGAGCGCGGTCAGGTCGGTCGTCGAGCTCAGGTCCATGCCCACGTAACAGCGCCGGCCGCGCAACCGCGCGCGGTCGCCGTCGACGCGGCACGCATCCCACGCCGGCATCGCGATCCAGCGCGCGGCCTGCTCGGTCCACTGGTTCAGGTACAGCCGACGAAACGTGTTCTCTTGCGCGGGGATCTCTTTGGCACGCGCGGCGGCGATCCGCATCTCCTCGAGCGATCGGAAATCGTCGAGCGCCGGGTTGGCCTTGCGCCACACGCGCTCGTCGGTCCAGTCGGCGTCGATCGGCGCCTCGTAGATCAGCGGCAGGAACGTGGGATCGAGGCTCGGCGTCTCGGTGACCTTCCGCGCGTGCGCGTACAACTCCCAGAGAATCGAATGCCGGTCATAGCCGGCGGTCGAGATCGCCAGCATCAGCGGGTGATCCCGCGCGCCCTGCGACGTCGTCAACACGTCCCAGAGCTCGCGGTTCGGCGCGGCGTGTAGCTCGTCGTAGATCACCGCCGACGCGTTGAACCCGTGCTTGCTGGACGCCTCGGCCGAGATGGCGCGGTAAAAACTGCCGGTCGCGCGATGGACGATCCGTTTCTGCGAGTCGATGATCTCGCACTGCGCCAGCAGCTCCTGGTCGTTGCGAATCATCTGGGCCGCGACGTGGAACACGAGCGCCGCCTGATCGCGGTCCGCGGCGGCCGAGTACACCTCGGCGCCCATCTCGCCGTCGAACAGGAGAAAATACAGCGCCAGCGCCGCCGCGAGTTCGGTCTTCCCGTTCTTCCGGGGCAGCATCAGCAAACACTGCCGATAGACGCGGCGGCCGTCGGGGCCGGTGTGAAACAACCGCTCGAGGATCCGCCGCTGCCACGGGCGCAAGCGGAACGGCTGCCCCGCAAACGTGCCCTTGGTGTGCGTCAGGTTGTTGATCAATCGGATCGCGCGGCGCGCCTGCAGTTGCTTCACGCCAGCGCCCCGGCCCACTTGCTCGCCACCTCCCGCGGCGGCGCCGTGGGCATCCGCGCGCGGCTCGCCGGCTCGAGCGCGAACAGCGCGTAGAACGGCCGCAGCGCGGCCGCCAGCGCCCGCTCCAGGCGCGCGTCGAACGCGTCGGTCCCCTTGGCCTGGGCGTTCGCGGTGAACGACGCCTGGAGCTCGCAGAGGGTCGCAAACGCCAGCGTATCGGCCGGTGACAAGGTGCCCATCGTGAGACAGACCGGCGCCAACACCTCCCAGACGTGGCCCGCACCGGCCGACAACGCCGGCATCACCACCGACCCGGCGGGGGCCGTGACGGCCGGTCGCACCCGCGCCTTGCCCGGGTTGCCTCGGAGCGCCCGGAGCGCCGCCGGCTGCCGCCGCCGCCCGCTGTTCACGTTGCCACTCATGGCGTTTCTCTCAGAAATTGCGTGCGAGCT